GAACGTGTTCGGGAAGCCGCCGTAGCCGATCGGGTAGTGCTGGATCTCGTCGCCCTGGCCGCGCAGGCCCGAGAGCGTCATCGTGATCTGCTCGTCGTGGACCTCGGCCGCGTAGTCGGCCAGGCGGGCCTTGGCCTGCTCGGCGATGTCGAACGGGACCCGCTTCTGGTCCATGATGTCACCGCAGTTGACGGCGCGACGATGCTTGTCGATGCGCAACTTGTCGGTGTAGTGGTTGAGCTTGTCCTCGAAGCCGGCCAGCTTCTCGGCGCCCTCGCGGGGCTTGCCCGTCATCTTGGCGATCAGGTAGCAGGTCACCTCGTCGCCGGGGCCCGATTCCAGGCTGGTCTTGCGGACCACCGGCATCGCGCTCTTTTCGGTGCCAGTCATCTTGGTGAAGAAAGACTTCTTCTTCATCTCGGTGCTGACTTCGGTTTCCCAAAGCTTGACCGCACCGGCGTCGGTCGGAAGGATCTGAGTGCGTGCCATGAGTTACCTCCTGTTGAGGGCACTCGCGGCACTCCTGCGCTGCGACGAAATCGGGGCGTTACCCCACCAAGCGCGCTTAGGTTCGCATGCGAAAAGGCGTTGTCAACCCCGGCGCGTCGAATAGATGTCCACCGGGGGCTCGCCGTCGCGCTGGCGATCGCCGATCTCGACGGCCGGCGGCGCGACGATGCGCAGCCGCGCACGCTGGCCCGACTTGGCTTCCAGCGTGATGCGGATGCGCCCGCAGTCCAGCGAGACGGACTCGCCGACCTTGACCTCGACGACGGCCCCGCGGTGGTGGTTGCTCAATGGGCGCGCACCGTGGATCGCCGCAGGCCCTCGCGCTGCGCCTTGGGCATGCGCTCGAGCATGTCCTCGGCCTCGTCGGGGTCGGTGATGGCGTTGAACGAGGCCATCATGTCGTTGCCGATCGGCGGCGCGCCGGCAGCGGGCAGCCCGGCCAGGGTCTGCGGCACGTCGCGCGGCTTCGCGGGTGCCGGCGCGGCGGGTGCAGCGGCCGCAGGCGCTGGCGCGGCCGTCTTGCCGTTGAGCGACAGCACCATGCGGTGCGCCTCGGCGGCCACCTCGGCGAACGGCTTGCCGGCCCACTTGGGCGTCGATTCGAGGAACGATGCGGCGTTGTCGAACTGCTTGGCCATCTCGGGCTGCGCGTAGTCGATGCCCTCGCCCTTGGCCTGGGCCTTGATCGTGGCGATCACCGCGGCCTCGATGGCGTCCTGGTCGGCGCGCGCCTGGCGCTGGATCTGCTCGTTGGCGCTGGCCAGCGCGTCGGCGGTGGCCTTGGCCATCAGCAGCACTTCGATCTGCTCGGTGACCTCGTTGTCGATCGCGTTGAATTCCTCGTCCGACAGTTCGCCCGCGGACCACTTGGAGCGCGCCTCGGTGAGCTTCGTGCGCAGTTCCTTGCGCTGCGCGTCGTAGTTCTCCGGCACCTTGCCCTCGAGCACGGGCACGAACGGCTTGGGCGGCTCGGCGGGCTCGTCGGCGGCCGCGGCGACCGGCTCGGGCGGCGTGTCCTCGGGCTTGGCCTCGGCCTTCGGCTCGGGCGGCGTCTCGTCGGCCTTTGCGGCCGGCGCTGCGGCGGCGACCGGCTCCGGGTCCGGCTCGGGCGTCGGCGTGATGCCGTTCTCGAGGTCGCGCTCGTCGGGCGTCAGGTCGTCGTCCTCGATCGTGTTCGTGCTTCTCTTGCCCATCTGGATCACTCCTGTGGAATCCCGCCGTCAACCGGCATTGGCGGCGCCGCGACCGGGGCGCCCTCGGGTGGCGGCAATGCCGCCGGGTCGTTCATCGGGGGTGCGCTCGGGTCCGGCGGCGCCATGTCGAGCACCTGCGGCGCGCTGCGGTCCTCGTAGCCGGCGCTCTTGAGCAGTTCGTCGGCCACCGGCGTGATCGCCGGGTTGGCGGCGATGACGGCCGCGCCCTGGGCGGCGATCGTCAGCGCTTCCAGGCGCTTGGCCATCGCCTCGGCCGACAGCTTCTCGCCCTTGGCCTCGGCCTCGGCCACCGAGGCACGCAGCCCCGCGAGCTGGGCCTCGAACTCGGCCTGCGCGAGTTGCGCCTTCTGCGCCTTGGCGGCCTGCTGCTCGGGCGTGTCGCCCTTGTCGGGGTCGCTCTGCCCGGTCACGGCGCGGATGCGCTGCAGGATTTCCTGCTTGTTGGGCATGTCCGACCACTCGAACACGAGGTCGATGATGGCGATGACGACCTGCGGCACCGCGGGGGCGAGCTTGCCCAGCAGTTCGAGCGCGCTCTCGAAGGCCGACTCGGCCAGCGCCTGTCGCCAGGGCGCCTCGCCGATCACGAAACTGGCCTGGTGGGCCGTCACGTCGTTGACCTTCTGGCCCGTTGCCGGGTCGATCTGGTTGATCTTGGTGTAGTCGACCTTGAAGCGCTCGCCGGTGACGCTGAACACCTTCGGCTCGGTGTAGTACTGCTCGATCAGCGACAGCGTGAGCTCGCCCTCGATCTGGTGCGCGCGCAGCATCTCGTCGAACAGTTCGGCGGTCAGCATCGAGCCCTGCGTCTGCTTGGCGATGATGGCCTTGCCGCTCTGCGCGTTGGTTTCCAGGCTGCGGTTCTCGCCCGAGACGCCGCTGATCTGGCGGATCGACTCGGCGTCCTTCTCGGCCATCACGATGTGGCCCTGCGCGAGGTCGGCGTTCTCGCGCACCTGGACCCGGTTGCCCGACAGCGCACCGTCGGCGAACAGCGCGATGCCGTCGGGCGAGGCCAGTTCCTCGCGCAGCTCGTCGATGTCCATCACCTCCTTGTCGATGGCCGACTTCTCCGCGCGCACCTGATTGATCGACAGCAGGAACGTGGCCTTGGACATGCGCTTGTTCAGGTCGTCCTGCGGCCCGCGCAGCGACCGGATCGGGCTGTAGGGCATGCCGTCCTTGGCGCGCCGGTAGGCCCACAGCGGGATGAACGGGAAGCGGTTGTGCTTGTAGGGGCTGGGCCCCTCGATGATGGTTTCGTGCTCGGTCATCACCGAGCAGTGCATCTTCATGCGCACGCGGTCCATGCCGGCGCCCCGGCCGGTCGTCTCGCGGGTCGGCTCGTAGGACCAGCACTCGATCAGCAGCACGCGCTTGCGCGGGTTGAACAGCCACGAGTCGGCGTCGTACTGAATCCACTTGGCCGGCATCTGCGCCGAGCCCATCAGGCCGCCGATCGGCCAGCCGTTGAACCAGCCGTTGCCGAACATGCCCGACTCGTCGGCGTCGGCGGCGCGCTCGAGGGCGGCCTTCTTGTTCGGGAAGAACGCCTGCGCCACGTCCAGGTCGATCTCGCGGAAGCGGAACAGGTAGCGGCAGCCGGTCAGGTCGAGCTTCTGCAGGCCGATCGAGTCGTGCACGATGTTGCGCCACGATTCCGCCTGGGTGTAGATGGGCTCGTCCTCGGGGTCGGCGCGCACGCCCACCTCGAGCCAGCCCAGGCCGGCGCGCATCGCGTCCTTGAACGCGGTGGAGCGCTCGAACGGCGTGCGGTTGACGTCGGCCAGGTACTTGAGCAGGCTGGTCTTGACCTCGGCGTCGGCGGTCGCGTCCTCGGCGTCGGACACGCGCGACAGCACCTTGAAGTCGCGCCGCATGCGCCGCTCGGTGCCGATCAGCCAGTCGATCGTGGGCTTGATTTCGTTGTAGACGATCGGGTTCTGGCCGCGCCGGCGCACCGCGGCGGCCTCGTCGGGCTGCCACTGGATCGAGTCGTAGTAGTCCTCGTCCAGGGCCATCTGGTAGCGGTTGGCCTCCTGGCGGCGCATCTCCATGCTGAACCACGCCTTGCGCTGCTCGAAGCGGCGCTTGGCGTCGGCGGACATGCCGGCCCCGGGTTCGGTCTTGGTGATCTGTTCGCTCATACAAGGGCCTCGTCGATGGTTTTGCCGTGTTCGTCCTTGGCGGTGATCTCGAGCAGCGCCTCGCCGGCCTCGGCGCGGCGCACGGCCAGCGGCGCCGGCGGCATGCGGATCAGGTCGGGGGTGTGGCGCAGGATCACGTCCAGCAGCGCGAACACCTCCATGTCCAACTGGTTGCGGCCCAGCGTGGGCAGCGCGTGCCAGCACTCGAGGAAGGCCTCGCGCGTGGGCTTGCCGCTCGGGTCGGCGTACTTTCCGATGCTGCTCAGGCAGATCCCGAAGGCGCCCGAGCCGCGGCCGCCGCGGGTGGACCAGATCACCATGATCGGCTCGGTTTCGCGCGGCTCGATGTACCACTCGAGGCTGACGCAGTAGTCACCCGCGGTGTACTGCGCCCAGGCGTTGTCGCCGATCTTGTGGACCGGGCGGCCGGTCGGGGAGAGGATCAGGTTGTCCAGGTTCACGCAATCCTCCATGAGCGCTGGCGGCGCTTGTTCTCGGGGTAGTCCCATTCCTCGCGCGGGTTCGAGCTCGTCGCGTCCCAGCCCTGCGCGTACTGGCGCCACGCGTCGGCGCCATGGCTGGCCCAGTTGTGCAGCGGCTCGTTGCTCCACACGCCCAACTTGTCGTTCCACTCGAACTGGTAGCCGTCGAGCGTCTTGATGCCATCGCCGGCGCCCATGTCCTCGCCGTTGTCGCGGTCGGGCAGGCGGTCGTAGAACCAGTGGTTGCCCGACAGCGCCTTGCGCGTGATCTCGATGCCCTGGCTGATCGTGGCCACGCGCGGCACGATGCGGATGTTGCGCATGCCCAGGCCGTCGAGGATGCGGTGCTTGGTGGTGATCGACTCGCCCAGGATCTCGGCGTCGGCGTCGTGCGGCAGCAGGTGCTTGCCCCACTGGTAGCCGTGGCGCAGCCGGTGCGCCTCGCACACGCTGATCCACCAGTGGCGCAGGTCCTTGCCGCTGCCCTCGATGTAGTAGAACCATCGGTGCTGCAGGCCGATCTGCTGGTGGAACCAGATCGCGGTCGCGTCGGCCAGGCCGAAGTCCCAAAAGGTGTTGACCGGGTAGGACGGGTCCAGCGGCACCACGGTCAGGCGGCCCTGCTCGCGCAGGCGCGTCATCTGCTCGCCGTAGACGGCGCCCTCCACGGCCTGCTCGAAGGCCTCCTTCGGGCTCGCCGGGTACTCCTGCTTCATCTTGCGGCCCTGCGTCTCGGCCGTCTTGACGTACCACGCGCGCTGGTTGGGCGTCAGGGTGATGCGCAACTCGGCTTCCAGCTTGGCGAAGTAGCGCTTGAAGGTGTCGGGGATCTCGACGATCGCGGTGTCGGCGTCGGTCAGCGCGTAGTCCTTGCACTCGAACCAGGGGTAGAAGTGCAGCCGCCAGTCCAGCACCGTCTCGGGCTTGTTGGCCTCGCGGCGTTTCATCGCCGGCTCGCACAGGTCGTAGAAGTGCCCGAAGGCGCCCTCGGCGGTGCTCTCGACGATGGCGATGCCGTCGGTCGGCACCGAGGGGATGGCGCCGGAGATGATTTCCGCGGCGCGCTGCGGGAACTTGAGCGCGATCTTGCCCAGCTCGGAGACGTGCAGCAGGTTCGTGGTGCCGCCGCGGGCGGTGACGCCCACGCTGATGCGCGCCGGGCGCGGGTTGCCGGCCTTGTCGCGGTGCTCGAAGGTCAGGCTGCTGCCGGTGTTCTGGCCCGCCAGCGTGAAGGCGTCCTTGATGAGCGGCGGCAGGTGCTCGTAGGCGAACTCGATCTTGCCGAACAGCCGCGAGGCGTTGGGCAGCGTGTCGGCGATCACCACGCCGGTGTGGTTCGGGTTCCAGAGCGCCTGGTCCAACTGCATCAACTCGATCAGCGTCGAGAAGCCGAGCTGGCGCGCTTTCAGGATCAGGTTGCGGTGCCAGAGGTTGCGGATGAAATCGCGCTGCTGGTCGTTGAGCACGAAGCGGCACTCGCGCGCGGTCTTGTCGACGATCCAGTACAGGTTGTCCAGGCGCCACTCGAGGCTGGCCCACTGCTCGGCGGTGGCACCGTTGGCGGCGGCCATGTCGATGGCCAGGGCGTCGAGGTCGTCCTCGCGCTTCATCGGCGGGCGGGCCGGTCGGCCGGCTGCACGACCTGGGCGCGGCCGGCGCCGCTGTGCAGGTGCTCGAAGAAGGCCTTGATCGCCTCGGCCGCCGGCTTGGACTGCTGCTCGTTGTCCTTCTTGTAGCCGCCCAGGTGCTTCATGAGCATGTCCAGGTAGCCCTTGCGGTCGCCGAGCTTGACCTTCTTGGTGTAGCCCACGACCTCCGATCGCCCGCCCTCGCCGCGCTCGCGTTCCTCGGTCACGTCGAAGCCGGCCAGCGCCGCGGCCGTCTCGTCGTCGAGCTCGGTGATGGGCTTGAGGTTGCCGGCCTCGTCGAAGAACTTGCGCGGGTCGTGGAAGGCGCCCTTGGCGATCTCGCGCAGGGTGCGCTCGAGCGTGATGCCGGTTTCCTCCTGCACCTTGGCCAGGCGCTCGGCCTCCACCTTGTCAATTTCCGCCCGAACCTTGACGTTTTTCAACAAACGCGACGCCTGGGAGTCGGCCGAGGCGGCCGAGTAGCCGGCTGCGATCGCGGCTCTACGCCCGTTGGGGTCCTTGAGGTATTCGCGGATGAACACCTTGACATCGGGGCGTGAAGGTTTGCCAAGGTTGGCCTTGGCTGGCTTCTTGGTGGGCTTGGCCTTCTTGGTGGCCATCAGCAGCTCGCGCCGAACATGGGTTGTGCGGTGGCTTCGACGATCCTGATGCCGGTATCGGGCCACCGGATCTGGCCGGTGATGCCGTCACTGACGATCGGCCACGGGTTCCACGGGTAGACCGTCGGCGGCAGGTACGGCTTCCAGGGTGGCGATGCGTCCCTCGGCGGCGGCCAGCCGGGCCTCGAGGGAGGCGATGCGGGCGTCGAGGGGGTTGGTTGCAGCGGCCGGGATCGAACCGGCCTGAGCGGCGTTATGAGCGCCGTGCGACTCCTTGCCGCCCCGCTGCGTCTGTTCTGTCGCCTTCGGCGCGCTCCTGCTGCGCTTCATGGGATCTGCTCCTGAAACTGGTCAGGGCCAGCAGTCGCGCGGTCTGTCCCTGAGCCCTGCGGCGGTGGGATTCCTCAAGGATCCAGCGGAAGATATTGGCGCCTGCCGGCGGTTCATCTGCCATGAAAAGCCCCCGGCGCGGGTTAGGTGCCGGGGGAAACCCACTCACTCAAGAGGATCGACGCGCAACTGCAAGGCCACGTTGCGGTCGGAAGCGTCCCACGGGAATTTCGTTTTTCAACCCCGGTGTTCCGCCTTTGCGGTGGCAATGGCTATGGGCAGAACGGTGGTTCGCCCTCGTTCACGTCGAGAAGGTCGGTCGAGGACGGGCCTTTGGCCCCGCGGCGGCAACCGGGAGCGAGGGTGGCGATCTTCCTAGGGCCACGTCGGCGCGCCACGATCGCGCATCCCCCGTTGCCG